GTTATTCACCGGCGGATTTTGAAACCATCGCAAACTACATTGAATCAATAACTTGCCGTGTTTTCGCGGGTTTGCTTGGGGATGGATGGGGGTTATTGGGTGTCGCTGGTGAGCGCTGCCGCCATTTTGCCGCCATCTTTCAGCGCGGTGATCGGGTTGAGTTTGACCGCATCTTCTAGGTGGTCAGGGGCGAAGTGGGCATAGCGCATGGTCATCTTGATGTCGGTGTGACCGAGGATGCGTTGCAGCACAAGGATGTTGCCGCCGCCCATCATAAAGTGGCTGGCGAAGGTGTGGCGGAGCACATGGGTGCGTTGACCGGCAGGTAGAGTGATCTCCGCCCGGCGTAGCGCTTTTTCGAACTCAGCGTAGCAGTCACCAAACAGGCGACCGGTGCGCTTGGGTAACAGCGCCAGCAACCAGCCGGCCACCGGCACGGTTCGGTTTTTCTTGCCCTTGGTGCGGGTGAAAGTAAGCCGCCCTATGCCAACCTGTGAGCGGGTCAGCTTTTCAATCTCAGACCAACGGGCACCGGTTGAAAGGCAGAGCATCACGATCAGCCACAAGTCTTTCAGCCCCACGCAGGCCGCCAGCAACTGCTCGATTTCATCCTGATTCAGAAACGCCAGCTCGGACTCTTGCACCCTGTACTGGCGCAGCACTTCCAGCGGGTTTCCATGAGCCCACTCACCCAGACGGCCGAGCTCATTGAACACCGCCTGCAGGTAGAGCAATTCGCGGTTGATGGTGGTCGGGGATACTTGCTTACGCTGACCGGGCACATAAAGCTCGCCAGCCAGTCGCTGTTCGCGGTAGGCAGCAAACTGTTGGGCCGTAAACTCAGTCGCCAGCGGGTTACCCAGCGCATCAGCCAACCACATCAGCTTGTCGCGGCGCCGGTCGCCATCCGTCAGGGTTTGGCCGTGGCGACCATACCAAAGCGCCACCAGGTCGCTCAGCCGCCGCTCATCCACATACCCAGCCTCTGGCTGTTGCCAGGGCTGGGCCAGCATGTGTTTTTCCCACGCCAAAGCTTCGCCTTTGGTGGCGAAGCGCTTGCGTTTGCGGGGACCGTCACGGCCCTGGGGGTAGACCTCAGCAAGCCAGAGCTTAGGCTTGCCGTCATCGAGTTTACGGACGGTCATGGTTATTTAAGGATGATCGTGACAAGTTTTTTCATTACCTCGTCATGGCCGTAAACGCTATGTTCAAAATCCTCACTCCAATAATCTTTATCATCAACCAACTCATCCAGGCTTTTTATTTTCATAAAATGGCTAATATCGTTAATTGCCTGCTGCCTGTTTTTGGTCACGGTTACCGTGAGGTCGGTTAATAATTTGGTGGTCATTTTATTCATATCTAATTCAGAGGGGGTGACGGTTACCGTGACCTGTTGCTCGTTGGTATTTGCGAACGTTCTATAAATGCCGTATACCAGCGTTTGCCTGATGCTGGCGCCGATATTGTCGATGGAGTCATTGGGCGAAACCAGCGGCGATAGCCTGATATGAAGGGGGTCGCTGGAGATAAGTTCGTAGGTGTTTTTCTTGCCGTTGTCGTAGTCGCCAAACTCCTCCATCATCTCATCAACGCTGGGGAATTTAGTGGGGGCACTGATAGCCATGGATGGCATAAAGGCGAGCGATAACAACATCAAAAAAGAGGCGGATTTAAAATTGATTCCTTTCATGGGTTGATGCTCCATATGGGTTTCTATTAGTGCGATTCGCTGTACGACTCGGGCAATTCACCCGTATCGATTAGCAGCCTGATTTGCTCATGACGCACCAATGGCACTCCGAGCTCATTAGCCTTTTTCATCTTCGACCATCCTGCGTTGTCACCACAGCAGAGGAAATCGAGTGAAGCTGATACGCCGGTGACTGCCTTCATCCCAGCAGCCTCCGCCAGCTCGGTTAACTCGGCTTTGTCAGCCTTGGTAAACCCGGTGAAACAGATCTTGAAGGAGTAGTCTTTCGGGGGCAGCTTACGACCGTGATAACTGGGATCAGACTTAATTTGCTGGATGCGGTCTGCGTAGCGGCTGTTTGCTTGCACATAGGCTACAAGGGCTTCTTCTTGGGTCTCAAAAACATCAAGCACCCTGTCGGTACGCAAAGAGACAAAGGTAGGTGCTTGGTAGGACATTTCAACGTCGTCATCATCAGTCGCGATCGTCATCTGCATGCCATAGACCAACTTGCGTTCTGGATCGGAATGATAGGCAGCCACCCGCTTGGCAGAAACAATCCCTTTGTTGCTCAAGTAGAGAAGGTTGAATACCGGCAGTTCATTGCCTTGATAGATAATTGACTCGGCAGAATAGAGATCAAACACGGTTAGCCTCCTGCTATATCAGAATCTTTTACATGAACAATGAGCCGGTGATTTGGCCGCTTTTATCGCTCGTGTTATCCCCGTTTCAAAATACGACGGTGCTCGACCACCACGCCGATGATGGCAATGCTGGTTTGGTCGGTGCTCAGGGTTTCATGGTCGTCGTTGAGAGGCACCAGCTCGAAGCGAGGGCGGCCGTCGTCGTATTCACCGCGGGAGCGGTATTTTTTGAAGGTGGCCTCTTCGCTGCCGTTCTTGGCGATAACAAAGTCACCCGCCTTGGGAGCTTCGTCAGGGTCAACGATCAGCAGATCACCCTCTTTGAAGTCCGGCTCCATGGAGTTGCCACGCACCCACAGACCAAACGCGCAACTGCCGACACTGACACCTGCCGCGACATACTCCAGGCTGCCATCAAACGCTGTGGCCTGTTCGCACATTTCGCGCCACTGGCCTGCCTGCACATAACTGAGAATGGGGACTCGCGTTCCTTGTGGAATCACGGCGGGTTCTACGTTGCGGTAACCAGGGAACGGTGGCTCCGCGACGACCATGGAGCCTTCTTCTTTACCCGTCAGCAGCCAATCGACAGACACGCCAAGCGCGGCCGCTAAGTCGTTGAGATAGCGCCCTTTTGGCTGGTTCTGCCCTGACTCCCACTTACCGACCGAAACATCAGCGACGCCGACGGCTTTGGCTAGAGCTGTTTTGGAGAGGCCAAGGGCTGACCTTCTACTGAAAATACGATCTGAGATGTGCATGAAGCTAGCTTAACCTCGGCGCTCCGATCTTAAGCTTGCTTGTGATTCGAGCATAAGATAGGATTAACTCAATTCGAACTTAAGATCGGGATTGGGGAGTATGAAAAAAGCAGATGCCATCAAATTCTTCGGCTCAGCGGCTGAGCTGGCGCGGAAGCTGAACATTTCAGAGGCGGCAGTTTCCCAATGGGGCGAAACCATCCCCCAGGGCCGCGCCTACCAGATTGAAGTACTGACCGGCGGCGAGCTGAAAGCCGCTCAATCTCAACCTCGTACTGCGCAATAAGGATTGCCACCATGCCACCTCGTCATGTCAATCCTGCTGCATCGCCAGCCCCGATTTCGACTGTCAGTGCGATCAATCTGGTGATTTCGGCAGACACCCCGCCGCTGATGCCCATCGCCAAGTTTGCTGAATGGGTGGGCGTATCTGTGGATACCGCCCGTGGCTGGGTCAAAAGCGGGCGGCTCGACATCATGGAGAAAGACCTGCCTAACGAGCTGTCGATGGTGAAGGTGCATGTGTTCATCGCCAAGCAGATGTCGGGGTCCGTATTGGCCACCCAGTTCAAACGCATGGGTTAACCATAACGGCCTTTGGAGGGAAATAAGAGTGTCAAATCAGTCCTTCTTGTCACACAGCCACTTTGCGGCAGCCTGCGATCTGTTTAAACAGGCGCACAACATCAGCCAGCTGGCAGAAGCCATCGGCATGACCAGCCATGTGCTTCACAACAAATTCAATCCGGCGTGTGAGCGGCACAACCTGACCGCCCAAGACTTGATCGCCATCTACCAAGCCACCGGCGACGACACCCTGTTTGATGGCCTGTTGTTTGACTGCGGCCTGACTGCCGTTCGCCTGCCGGGGGCCGCCCAGGTTGCGCCAGAGGCCCGCGCCCAGCAGGCACTCAATGCTAGCGCCCAGATCCTCGGCGTCACAGCCCAAGCCACCACCATCCTCGCCGGTGACCGCGTCACCAAGAACAACCGAAACACCGTCGTCACCGGCATCTGGGCTGGCATCGAGCACCTTGTGCTGTTGGCAACCGAAGTCGAAGACCGCTTTCACGCCGTCCCTGGTCTTGCGTGTGCTGCCGACATGGCCCGCGCAGCCCTCGGCGCATAGGAGACCAAGACCATGAGATTGATTTGCCCCCACTGCGGTTGCCATTCCACCACTCGTTCATCCACCAAGATGAGCCCGCTGACAGGCCATGCCTTTTATGCCTGTAGCAATGTCGACTGCGGCCACACCTTCAAGGCCGCGTTTGAAATCGTCGGCACCATCAGCCCATCCGCCATGCCCAATCCGGCCATCGTGCTGCCGACCTGCAAGGGCGTGGGCAAAAACCACAAAACCATGTCGAAGAGCATCCCGCTCAAGGAGCCAGCATGAAACTGCGCGCCGAGCAGCCGGACCTGATCCCGCTGCCGTTTTTGTTGTTCACCCGCGCCACCGTCGTCACCGACAACGACGAACCGGTGATGCGCAACACCACCCGCACTGATGGCAGCTATCTGGAAGACCAGCGCGGCCGCCGCGGTGCGCTGCGCTTCAAGCCAGCTTGCCTGCCGCGTCGCCACTGGCTGGTCAGGCTGCTGCAGGCATAACCGGAGGGCCACCCCATGAACACCGCCAAGGTTTTCGAACTCATTCAACAGCCCAGCGCCAGAGACAAGGCGCTGGCAGAGATGCGCGGCCTGTTTGGCCGCAATGGGGCGGCCAGCCGCTGGTCACGCCTGTCAACCAAGGCCCGCGCCGTCATCTGCTACGCGGCCGGGGTGTCGACCACCCAAGCCGGGCGCGAGCTGGACCAGTTCGACTTTGAACAGCAAGAGGCCATCCGCCTCGCCTTGGGCGAGCTGCTGGGCACCTTGCAAGAATTTGATGGCGGTGTGCTGCATCGCCGCGAATGGCACCGCACCACCACCCGCTGCAACGAACCGACCCGCAGCGAGCTGGAGCAAGCCGCCCATGAAGAGAAGCGCCGGGCCGAGCTCAACGAGCAGGCCGGCATATTGGAAAGCCGCAGAGCGGTTGCAAGAAGAGTGGCCGGAAACGGCCAATAAAAAAAACCCCGCTATCGGTGCGCCAACACCAGCGGGGCTTTCAATCAATCAGCGAGGGTTACCTCATGAACAATAGTACAGCAGAACAGGCGATCCGCAAAGTCGCCAACTCCTTGATAAATACCCACCGCCCCCAACTGGGGGCATGCCATAGCACCGCAGTCGCGGCGAGCCTGGAAGCACTGGCAGAACTGGCCGACGAGTTGAGCCTGCTCGACATCTACGCCGAGCTGACCAAGCGCCTCGAGATCCTGCGTGGTGGCCAGCGGCCACACATCATCGGCGTGGACATGGCCACAGCCCAGTCAGTCAGCGTACTTGGAGCCGTAACTCTTCATGGGCATCCCGATGATGTTGCCAAAGTAAAAGAGTGTTTGCGTCAGATAAGGCCTCATTTCACTCCATTAGTCATAGCACCTCGTGGCGAATGCCAATCAGACAGCAGCCAGAAAGGGGGTGCCCAGTGATCGCCATCACCGCCAAGCACACCGCCACATCACCGGCCGCCGCCGTCGCCTACCTGGTGCGACACGGCTACATCAACGTCAAAAACTGCTGGCTGCGTGGCCAGCGCCAAGCCGCCCGCATCGAGCCGCTGCCGTCTGGCCGCGTCCGTGTTCTGGAAGGAGTAGCAGCATGAGCAGCACCATCATGACCCTCGCCTGCTTGAAGCAGTGGATAGCTGAGAACGAGCAACGCCTGGTACCGACCGCCCCGCTCTGCTGCTGCGGCGAACTGGGGATCTCCATCCGTATCGAGGCCGGCCATGTTGCCATCGACGAGCCGGATTTCAGCGACATGGAAGGGGGTGCCTTGTGACTGATGACCTGTTCGAACTGGAGCCGCCGGTCGACGAGCTGGGTGGCGCCGAATCTGGCCCTGCCCATATGCAGCCGCCGGCACCGGTCAGCCAGCTGACCAAGCACTGGGAAGTCGCCCAGGAAGAGTTCAACACCTCGGGCAGCGATGCCCGCCGAAACCGCAACATCGCCCAAGAGCTGCTGGCCCTTGGCGCCATTCGCGCCGTGTACTGGCTGGCGCTGGGCAGCAACGAGGTTGCGCTGGCCAAAGAGATTGCCGAGTGGTGGGCAGAGTGCGAACCACTCCACGGACTGGGGGAGACCATCAAATGACCACGCCAAGACAAGAAGAGTGCACCACTGAAATGGTGTATGGCGCCGATAACGCCGCCCTGAAACTCATCTTCCAGGTAAAGAAAGAAGCCCTTCGCCAGTTTCAGAACCAGCTGATCTCCCTGCGCAAGGAGCAAAAGCCGAGCACGAATGTTGCCGCCGTCCGCTCCTTGTTGTTTGCCTGCCGCGAAGAACGGGCTGGTGCCAATTTTGCGTTCGAGCAAATCGAAAGCAACGAGCGGTTCATAGAGGAAATGCGTCAGCTCTGGGAGAACTGCCCATTCAGCATGCCAGAGGAGACAATCCAATGAGCCACCAACAACTGATCGACCAGTGGGTCGACAAAATGCTGAACGCCGAAGCGCGCCTGCACGGCCTGCAGCTTGACCTGGTAGACCTGCGCGCAGATGGCCCCCATGGCCAGCGCACGCCGGCCAGAACCCATCTGACCTTGTGCCGCCAAGCCCGTCAGGCCGCCCGTCAGGCATCCGCCAAAGTCAGAACACTGCATGCTGGGGGTGCGGTATGAGCAACATCGTCAGCATCATCGACCTGCTGGCTGCTATCGGCAGTGAAAACATCAGGTTTCAGGTTCTGCAAGATTCACTGCTGGACATCAAAGCCAAGAAAGAGGGGTCAGATGTCACCTTCTGCACCAATGCGATCAGCCCAGCGGATATTTTCGCAAACACCGGCCCAAAGGGGCTGATTATCTGGGTTGATAGAGACCTGATGTCTAAGCGCCTTGAAGAGCTCAAGAGCGGACAAAACGCCAATATATCCCGCGCCATCGTACTAGAGAGCCTTGTTGCCACTTTCGAGCGTGAAGGTAGCGGGACTATCGAGGTAGAAGGCAAACGCTACGTCAGCACAGACCATTTACGGGATCTCGCAGCAGCAATCCGCCAACTGAAAGCATCAGGAGGCGCCATCTAATGACTCACCAGAAACCAGCCGGGCTTGCCCCGGCTTTGGGCGTCGTGCGCCCTGCAAACAGCCCAGCACCGTCGCAAATGGTCACCATGGAGCCCTGCACCAAGTGCCGCCAGATGGCGGTTTGCCTGCCGGTCACCGGCCGGCACGGTCGCCGCGCCTATCCCTACTGCGTCGAAACCTGCTGGCCACTGGCCCGCGCAGCCAGCGAAACCGTGGTGAAAGAAGAATCCTCCCGTATCTCGATGCGCTGCAGTTGCTGCGGCGAGTTTGGCCATGTGCGCCCGGTCATCCTGGCCGGCCACCGCCTCACCAGCCTCTCTTTCTGCGAGGCCACCTGCTGGTCTGATCGGCTGGCCGAGATAGAGCTGGTGCCGACCTGCAGCGACTGCGGCCGCTACCTGCAGCCCAACCAGTATGCAGACCGTAAATGCGGGGTGTGCCAGTGATCGACGCCATCACCAACCTGCACGGCATTCAGCTCCCCCAGCACTACCTGGTGGGGCACCACGCCATCAACATGGCAGGAGCAGCTGAACAGCTGGCCCGCATCGAGTGGCACGTTGCCAAACCGCTGGCCAAGCACTATCTGCACCGCTACCCGGCCAACCACAAGACCGCCAACATCTGGCTGCGCCGCATGGTGGATGCCTGCGCCGCCGCTCAAAGCCGCTTCCCAGTGCCGGTGATCGACCTGCGCAACGACGTGCGCCGCGAGCTGGTCGCCGCCGAGTGGGCGCGCCGCTGCCAGCAGTTGCTGGCGCGGGCCGGTAACGAGTGCACCGCGGCCGAGCTGCTGGCCGATATCGGTGCCCAGGCCAAGGCGTGGCACTTCTGCCCACCCCTGCCGAGCCATCCACGCACCAAGGTCGAGCGCCTGCTGGGCCGCCCACTGAGCCAAGAAGAGCGCGACAAGCTGACCGACGAGGTGGACAAGTTCGAAGGAGCCGCCGCCAGCCTGCTGGTGCGCCTGCTCGATGAGTCCTGGTGGCTGCGCAAGATCAATCGCGCCTGGGCCATCTACTGCGAGCTGATTGCCATCCTCACCGGACAGGTACGCAAGGGGGTCAGCCCCTACGCCAGCGCCCACGCGGTGCGCGAGTTCACCCAGCGCAAGGCGGCACAGCAGGCATGGATGGCGGGCATGAGCGCCGTCAACGAAGAGCTGGGGCAAGAGATTGACCTGGCTGACGCGATCATGGCGTCGGTCGCCAATCCGGCGATCCGTCGTCATGAGCTGATGGTGCGCATGCGCGGCTTTGAGGACATGGCGCAGGATCAGGGCAAGTTGGGTCTGTTCCTGACCCTGACAGCTCCCTCCAGCTATCACGCGTGGCGCCAGGGCAGCAAAGACAAGTCGAAGACCTACCAGAACGACGATTTCAACGGCAGCACCCCGACCGACACTAACCGCCTGCTGTGTAAACAGTGGGCGCGGGTTCGTGCCGCACTAGCCAGAGAGGACATTCGCCCTTTCGGATTTCGGGTAGTGGAGCCGCACCACGACGGCACCCCGCACTGGCACTGCCTCTTATTTATCAACCCCGCGCATGAGCAGATTCTGCTTACCCAGTTGGCATACCACTTTACGGCCGTTGATAGAGCAGAGCTGAAGTTACCAAACGGAGCAAAGTTGGATGAGTTGGCAAAAACAGCCAAGCGCAACAAAGGAGAGGATGTTTTCGATCTGCTCGACATCACCGACAAGGACACCATAAAAGCGCTTAACCCCAGGGTGAACTGGAAGGTAATTGACCCGACCAAGGGCAGCGCCACCGGCTACATCGCCAAATACATCGCCAAGAACATAGACGGCCACAAGGTCGGGATGGACTACGAGGCCGAAGCACCGGTCGACCACACCACCATCGCCGTGGCGGCTTGGGCCAGCTGCTGGCGCATCCGCCAGTTTCAGCAGATCGGCGGCCCTGCCGTGAGCGTGTGGCGCGAGCTGCGCCGCCTGGGGGACGAGGTGATCGAGTGGGATTGCATCTTGGAAGCCGCCCGCACCGCCGCCGACAACAACCGCTGGGGCGACTTCATCGACGCCATGGGCGGCATCGACCTGCCCCGCAAGGAGCACCTGATCCGCCTCTCCAAGCGCCTCGATGAAGCCGCCAACAAATACGGCGAGGACGTTCTCAAGCTGATGGGGGTGATCACCGACATCGGCCAGACCACCGCCGTCACCCGCACCGAGGGCTGGCAGATAGTGCGCAAGGGCGTCACCGGGTCGGGTTTGGGCGAGCAGCGCGAGCCTGCAGTGGGCGAGCGCAGCGAGTTGCAGTCAGGCGGCGGCAGCCGCCCCCCTCGGAGTTCTGTCAATAACTGTACGAAAGGATCCAAATCGGGGGTTAAAGGATCCACTCTGGCTAAAGAGTTGGGCCGTATGGGTCTTGATGTGAGTAACGAAGACCTGCTGCTGCAAGGCTGCATCATCAACGCCGACGGCCAATATGTGCGACTGCTCGGCGATCGGCTGATTGTGACCCGCACCTGGCCGGGTGCCGGCGATGCCGTGGCCGACCAGCTGACCGCCGAGGTCGAGGCAGAACAGGCCAGCAAGCGGGCCGCCAGCAGCGACCAGCTGAAACAGCAGGCCCGCGAGCTGATGCACTCCGGCGGCAGCATCACCGAGTGGCTGGCCGCCCTGCCGCTGGCCAAGGCCGAAGAGGCGATCGCCATCTTCACCCGCCTGCTGGATGACGAAGAAGACCGGGCCAGTTACCAGCCCACCGAACAGGAGCAGGCCCGCGTCGCGAGCATGCAAGCCGACAACGACCGCCATCAGGCGGAGATTGCCAAGGCGCGGGCGCGCCTGGGCGTGGAATGAGGGGAGTGAAGATGAAACACGTAATGCTGGATCTGGAAACCATGGGCAAAGGCCCGCGCGCGGCCATCGTCACCATCGGAGCCGTGTTCTTTAACCCGATGACCGGTGAGCTGGGTGCCGAATTCGAAGCGCATATCAACCTGAGTGATAGTGCCAGATTCGGGGAAATGGACCCTGACACCGTGCTGTGGTGGATGGGGCAGAGCGATGAAGCGCGCGCAGCCATTGCCTATGACGTAGATGGCGAAAAGCGGATGGCGCTTCTCCAGGCACTGCAAAAGTTTCAGGAGTGGCTGATAGCCAACGGGCAAGAAGGCAAACGCCCCTATGTGTGGGGTAACGGTGCTGGGTTTGACTGCACCATCATGGCCAACGCCTATGAAGCGGTAAGAAAAGTGAGCTTTATTGGCTACTGGAACGGATTCCAGGATCGGGATGTGCGCACCGTTGTGGATATGGGGCGTGATCTGCTGGGCTTTGACCCGAAAAAAGACATGCCATTTGAGGGGGTTGCTCATCGAGCGCTGGACGATGCCAAGCATCAGGCCCGCTATGTCAGCGCCATCTATCAAAGGATTCAGGCAGCTATGAACGGCTGCGTAGCGGCCGGGGGTGAGGCATGAAGCACGACAACGACCATCTGAAATTCCCGTCGGGCAATACGGTTGAATTTTGCCGCAAGAAAGCCAAAAAGCTGGTGAAGGAAGAGAAAGCGAAAGGCAAGGAGTTGAAGCTATCCAGGGCTCTGGACGTAGTAGCCATCAGCAATGGGATCCCGGGCGGCTGGGCCGAGGCCATGAATCAGATTGAGAAGGAAGCTTAGTATGAAAATCGGTGTTCAGATTACTCATTGGCAGTACGTGCCATTTATGAAAGGAACATTGATAAAAGTCCCGGCCAGAGCAGTCGTGGTGACTGAGCATAACGCTGCCAACGATTCGCCATCAAAGGAGCACGTTGAACTATTGGCAACTGCGCTGATTGCTCAAGCGCAAGAGCTCAGAGACTGCGGGCCGGCAGAGTGGTCATCGTTCAGCGACATGGTAGAGGGTGCGCTCAACAATATCCGGGTTGATATGGGGGTATTGCGTGACTGACATCATCAAGCGTGGCGAGGTTGAGCGCCTGCTGCCGCTCTGCCTGCAGCTTTGGCCAACCATCAAACAGCACCCGCCGGGATCGGCGGGGGGGG